CAGGTGGTCCACCACCTTGGCCAGCAGCATCGCCGCCTCCGGGTCGGAGACCACGGCCGGGCCGCGCTCGCCGTCCTCGCCCACCACCTCGGCTTGCATAAAAAGGTCGAGGATGGCGCTGTGCATCAGCTCGATGTTCAGCCGGGCGGCGCGGCTTTCAGGCGCGTCGCCCAGTTCGCGCACCAGCGCCTCGGCCACCTGGCGGGAGCGGCGCATCCGCTCGCCCATCGCGGCCAGACCCTTGACGTGCCGCCCCAGCGCCGAGCGCGACGGCGCCTGATCGATCAGGCCGCGCAGGTGTTCGTGGATTTCGTCGATCGTCCAGCCCAGGCCGCGCAACTGCCCGATCGTGGCGCGCACGCCCTCTGGCAGGCGGTCGACGCTGGACGGACGCGCCATCAGGCCACCTCGGGCCGGGCGATGCCGTAATGGTTGGCCCGGCCCTGCGCCACGTCCGACCCGGCCGGCAGCAGGTGCAGCAGCCACAGCTCGCCGCCGCTGGGCGGGTTCAGGCGCTCGATCCGCAGCAGCGTGTGATCGGCCAGGAACTGGATGTCGGCGCGCAGCACGTCGCGGCCGACGCGGTGGCCGTAGCCGTCCAGCCCGGTGCGGATCACCAGTTCGTTGGCGGCGTAGCCCCCGGCCTCGGACAGGCAGCGCAGGATGACCAGGCGGCGATCCTCGGCCAGTTGCTGGGCAAAGCTTTTGGTCATTTGTTGTTCTCCAGCAGGTGCTGTTCGATCCGGCGCACGCCACTGTCGATGCGCGTCATGCTTTCCTTCATGCTGGCGACGCTCTCCTGCATCACCGCCACGCCCAGCTCGACGGCGCGCACCCGCTCCGAATGCTCCTGGATATCGCGGTGGGTCGGCACGCTGCGCAGGTCGTGCTCCATTTTCTTCACCTGATCGGACAGCTGCTTGAACGCCTCGTTCGTCGTGAACACGCCAGACAGGCGGGATTGCAGCCACATCAGCGCGATCCCGCCGATGAAGGTGATGATGATCGAGATCGCCGCGACCATCGACCAGTTGATATCGGCCATCTACTTGCCCTCTACTTCGCCCGTCACGCCGCATTTCCCCCCAGCATCGCCAGCGCCGCGCGCTCCCGCCGGGCCAGGCGCGCCAGCCAGCCGCGGCCGAAATCCGCGAAGCCGGCGCGGGTGCGGTAATGCCCGCCCTGCGCGCGCGCCAGGTCCGCCAGCAGCGCCCGCGGCGCCACGCGCTGCACCGTGCCGATCGTCCGCGGGCCGATGAAGCCGTCCACGGTCACCGTGCCAACGCGCGTCAGCAGCTGCTGGAGCAGGCGGGCCGACGCCCCGCAGCCGGCGTTGACCGCGTGGTCGAACACCAGCAGGTCGATGCCGGGCGGCAGGTCACCGCCGCGCACCACGTTCCAGTAGCGGGCGGCGTAGATGGCCGCCGCCTCATCCTCGGTCAGCGCGCGCATTTCGGTGGCGCTGGGGGTGCGGCCCAGCCATTCGGCCAGCACCGGGGCGGAGATGCCGCGATTGGTGCCGATCAGCCTGCCCTCGATCAGGTTCCCGCGATCGTTCGGCAGGGCCTGATAGCCGCCCTCCTCGCCCAAGGTGAAGGCGAGGCAGGCGCGGAAGCCGGACGGGTCGCCGCTCATGGCGTGCTCCGCGTCAGCATCATGCTGTTCTTCGCGGCACTCCCGGCCGAGGAGCCGAGCCAGTAATTGACCACCTGCGTCGCCATGGCGGCCAGCGTGCCCAGCAGCATGTTCACGATCGTCTCCGACCCCGACGGCAACGCGCGCACCAGCACCAGGCCGAGCACGCCCGCAAAAGCCAGCAGCACGATCGCGGACACCACGGGCGCGGACCACACCACGCCGCTGCCGGCGCGGGCCAGGTCGGTGGCCTGGCCGCGCGCGCTCTGCACGTCTGCCAGCGTGGCGCTCAGCGTCGCCAGCTCGGCGGCGCGCGCATCGGCTTCGGCGGCGCGGGCGATCTCGGCCAGACGGATTTGCAGGGCGGCGGCCTCGGCCGGCGACAGGGCGGCGATGGCGGCGTCTGCCGCCTCCAGCTCGTCGGTGCCGGTGACGGCGCGCACCGCAGCGGCGGCGGCCTGCGCCACCTTTCCGCCGGTGTCGCCGGCGATCCAGCGGCCGAGTTCGGGCAGCAGACGCAGCGCCGCCGGCAGCAGCGGCGCCAGGATGAGCGGGGCGACCATCACACCCCCCACAGCGTCAGGACCAGGGCCGCGCCCAGCGCCGCGCCGGAATAGACCTCGCCGGTCGGTGGCGGGTCATGGCGCAGCAGGCCCAGCGGCGGCCAGTGCAGCGGCCAGAGCATCGCCGCCCAATAGGCCGGCGCGCGCGCCAGCCCGGCGGCGATCAGCCAGACCGGCGACAGGCCGATCAGCCAGGCGCCCAGCGCCAGCGGCCCGCAGGCCATCAGCCCGTGCAGCGCCAGGCCGAATGCGTCGATCACCGCCCGCGGCACCATCCCGGTCGGGAACCCCGCGGTGGCGCCGATGAAGGTCAGGACCATGACGCCCAGCGGCACATAGCCCGGGCCGCTGGCGACAAACACCGCCAGCCAGGCCATCAGCGAGGCCTGGATCAGCCGCGCCGCGTGGGTGCCGATCGGCGCGCCGATCCATTGCTCCACCACGCCGCCGGCCATCCGCCGGGCCAGCGCGCCGACGATGGTGCCGACGATCAGAAAAACGAAAAGCTGCATGACGCTGGCTCCGGGTTGCGCGATCGCGGGGGATCGGAGAAGGTGCAACACCGTATGGAGCGCGCGGCGCGGCGGTCATGCCCACGCCGGTGGGCCGCCACGCCTGTTTGCAGCGGAGGCTGGTGCCTGATGACCGCCAACCGAACCGAAGCCAACCGCAAGCGTTTCAACAAGCTTGTGGCATCTCAGTACGACCTGAGCGTGGTCAGAGATTGCGCCGAAATGCTCCTGAAGGAAGCATTGCATCGCACGGGCCTGGAAACGGTGCGTCGACCGGCAGCGATGCGCAAGCAGACAATCTACATGACGGCATTGGTCATTTCTTACGGGCGGGTTTTCACGGGATCTAAAGGATGGGTCGGGTTCCCAGGCCGGCTACTAAAAATCTTCAATACCGACGAGAAAGGCAGTCATGACGAGTTGCTGGTTTGGCGAGACAAGCTGTTCGCCCATTCTGATGGAACTCTGCAGAAGATCGTCACCCTCGGGCACGTTCCCCGCCCGGACGGCCGCTCGGTCCGATTGGACATGATTTCCGGCAACCATCGCTACCTGACCGCCGAACAGACCCAACGGGTCATCGACATGGTCAACAAGCTGGACGATGCGATTGAGATCGAGACGGCGCGTATCTATCCGGGCATCGCGGATGCGGCGCGTGAGCAGGGTGCCCGCTAGAGCCGCAGCGCAAGTTGCGAAGTGGTGGCACGCCCCGCCCGCAGATGCTCGGCCACCGCCTTTTCCGTGCAGCCGAGCCGGCGCGCGATCTGCGAATAGCTGTCGCCGGCCGCGCGGTAGACCAGGGCGCGCCAGCCCTTGGCCAAGGGCGGCTTGAGGTAGTTGCCGCCCCACTCCGCGGACAGCGCCGCCGCGGCCTCCGCGCCCAGGGTCGCCACCAGCTCCGGTGTCGGCGTGCGCGGCACATAGAGCCGCGTGCCGCCGTGGCGCTCGATCAGCGCGAGCGTCGCCGCCGCGCCCAGCGGGCGGACCAGGTGGTCCAGCTCGGCGGGGGGCGGCGGCAGGGTCATCGGGCGCCCTTGCTCAGATCGACGGTCCAGACATGCTCCAAGGTCACCTGCACGTTGGGCCGGCTGGCCGGCGCTGGCTTGTGCCAGGCAGCCCGGCACTCCGCCTTCATTCGCCGGCGGTCGATCCGCACCCGCAGATACTCCGCCAGCGTGTAGCCAGCGGACAGCAGCCGGCGATGCTCGGCGAGGAGCACATCGTCGTTCTCGACCACCGGCAGCGCGAGCACGCGCATGGGCTTGCGGCGGCGGCTCACTGCGCGGACCTCGACGCATCCGCCGGCGCCGGCACCCCGCCGGCCAGGGCGCGGCGGCCGGCGGCGGACAGGTGCAGGGTGAGCGCGTTGGCGTCCGGGTCATAGCTGGCCTCGACCAGGCCGGTGCGCACCAGCCGGTCCAGCTGCGGCAGCTCGCGGTAGGCGCGGGCGGGCTGGTGCGTCTGGCGCTGGAACAGCATCGTCATCGGCAGCCAGCGCAGCACGCGCCGGTCGTGCGGGCTGAGGCGGCGCTGGCGGGTCATCGCGGCCCCCGCTTGGCCGGGAGGGCTGCCGCCCCGGCCGGCGTGATCATGACCAGGAAGCAGTTTTCGGCGGCCTCCCACCGCACCGACAGCAGCCCGGCGGCCTGCAGGCGCGCGCGGCGGGCGGTATCGCGGCTCTCCACGCCCCGCCCCGGAGCCTGATTGGCCAGGCGCTGCGGCAGGGCGCGCAGCATCTCGATCTCGGCGCCGGTCAGGCCCGCTTCGGTCTGGTTATTCATCGGCCTGCTCCTCCGCCTGTCCGGCCTGGCGCTCCAGCCGGGCGCGCCACGCTTTCAGCCCCTCGATCACCGCATTCGCCTGCGCGGGGCTGAGCCATTCCGGATCGGCCACCCCGGTCTGGCGCTGGACGAAAACGCGCAGCGCGGCCGGCGACGGGTCGCGCACCAGGTCGCGCATGGATGTCCAGAGCGCGAACACCTTGCGGACGTGGGGCTTGCCGCTGGCCGGGCGGCGCGCACGCGGCTTGAGACCCAGGCGCTCGAACTCCTTGATCACCTTTCGCAGGCCGGCATCGTCGATCGCGGATGCGCTGTCCTGGCCGGCGATGCGGCGCAGGATGGCGCGATAGCTGTCCTCCTGCAGGGCCAGTTCCTTGCGCGCGATGTGGATGCGGGCCAGCAGGCTTTTGCGCGAGGTTGCGGTTCTCGCATTGCTGGGGCTGGCGGTTTTCGCACGCGCGCTCATCGCGTCACCTGCGTCGTGCAGGCGGCGGGCGGGGCCAGCGCGCGCCAGATCACGGCGGCGGTGGCCAGCATCGAGCACAGCATCAGCGCTAGCAGCAGCCGATCGGCGCGGGACAGATCGCTCATCGCGCGGCCCTCCCACGCAGGGCCGCCAGCGCGATCGCCAGCACCACGCCGATGGCGAAGATCAGCACCGCGTCCGGCTCCGGCACGGCCAGGGGCGGCGGCATGCAGCAGGCCGGCGGGTGCGGCGCGGTCTGGACGGCGTTCATGCCACGCCCTCCGGCGCATCGGGGGCGCGCAGGTCGGTGCTGACCGTCATGCCCGCCTGCACCATCAGCCAGGCGAAACGGCGCGCATGGTCGCTTTTGCGGGAGATGTCCTGGCACTCTGCCACGCCGGGCACGCGCCAGACCGGGGCGCCATCCCGCATCCGGAACTCGGCCAGCTCCTCGATCCAGTGCCACAGCACGTGGACCGGCCCGCGCACCAGCTCCAGCTCGTGCTCCGGCACCGCGGTGCCCACCCCGATCGTGCCGTCCTGCTCGCACCAGGCGATCGCCATGTCGCTGGGGGGCGTGGCCGGCACGCCGGTGCGGGGCTGCTGCTCCACGCCGGGCCGCATCAGCGCCTGTCCCACCACCAGGGCGGCGAGGCTGGGCGGGCGATCCACCCCCGCCTCCGCGCAGCGGCGCCGGCTGCTGGCCAGGGCGGCGCGGGCATAGTCGATGCGCGCCACCAGCTCGCGCGGCGGATCGATGGTGCTGGCCAGCACCTGCATGTCGCCCAGCCGCTGCAGCGTGCCGTGCAGCCAGGTGATGTGCTGGCGCAGGCGGATCAGCTCGGCGTTTGCCGTGGTGGTGCTCATAGCGGCCTCCCGGCGCGCTTGGCCGCTTCGGGCGACAGGGCGGGCTGCGGCACGGCGGCGCCGGCCTTGGCCCAGATCGGCAGGGCAATGCTGATCCAGCCGTCCTGCCAGTCGAACTCACAGGCCATCGGCACCTGCTTGCCCTTCCGCTGCGCCGGCAGCGGCGGCAGGCTGATGCGCAGCGCCTTGGACTTCGCCATCCCGCCCACGACAAAGGCGCCGCCGGGCACGATGCGCAGGAAGCCGGCATCCTCGCCGCCGCCGCGCTGCACCGCCACGCGCGCGCCGCGCTTCAGCCAGGCCGGCGGCGCGCTGTCGAACAGGTCCGGACGGATCGAGATCATCAGCAGCGGGCGGAAGCGGCCGTCGAACTTGCTGGCCGACAGCATCACCCCGCCGGCCGACTTGCCCGCGGATTTGGCGTCATACGGCTCCAGATTGGTCCAGGTCATGCCACGCCTCCCTCGGCCAGCGGCAGGGTGATCGGGCGGACCACGAATTCCTCGCCCTCGGTGCCGATCGCAACCCCGTCGACCGCGCGCGCCTCGGCCGGGTCGGCGAGCATCGCGTCCTTGTCGATCTCGATCTTGCGGCGCAGGTATTTCTCCAGCCCCGCCGCCTCCAGCCGGGCGATCACGTCGGCCGCCCCGGTGATCCGAACGCTGGGCGGGCGGATGCGCCACAGCAGCTCGCCGGCCGCCAGCGCCACCGTCTTGCGGCGGAACCCGTCGGTCAGCCGCTCGCGGTTGGCTTCGGCCCACAGCTGCAGGCCGCGGGTCAGGCTGTCGATCTCCGCGGCGAGGGGGGCGGCCTTCGCCTCGGCGAACTGCTTGGCCTCCGTCACCCGCTCGTCCAGCGCGTGCTGGACCGCATCGATCTCGCGCGTCAGATGGCCGATGCGGGCCAGCATGATGTCCGCCTGCGCCGCGTCGGTGGGCGCCAGGGCGGTGTTCGCCGGGCGCTTCAGGCTGTTCTTCTTGGCCATCTAGCGGGCCTCCTGTTGGGGGGTGAGGGCCTCGGCCAGCGCGTCGAACTGGCTGGCGTAAATGGGGTCCGCATCGCGCAGGTCGGCGATGCGGCGCAGGGCGTGGTCGATGCTGGTGTGGTCGCGGCCGAACGCCTTCCCGAGCCGCATCAGGCTGTAGCCGTGCAGCCGGCGGGCCAGCGCGATCGCGGTGTGGCGCGCCAGCACGATGTGGGCGGCGCGGCTGTCGCTGAGCAGCACCGCCAGGCTGACGCCGAAATGGCGGGCGACGGCGGTGGTGATGTCGCCGATCCGGCCTGCCGGCGGCGGGGTGCCGCCGCGCTCCAGCAGCGAGACGCGGCGCGCCAGGCTGTCGAGCCGGGCTTCCAGGCTGCTGCTCATGCCGCCCTCCCGCCACCGCCGCCGTTCGGCCGGGGCGGACCTTCGCCGCCCAGCGTCATGATCAGCGCGCCCAGCTCGCCCACCTGGCAGGCCGCGCGGTGCAGGCCGGTGGACAGGGATTGCAGGTCGCGCAGCAGGCGGGCGCGCTCGAACTCGCTGCTGCTGCCGCGGATCACGCGGCCGTGGACGTCCTGGGCCAGGTCGGCCAGGCGGTGCAGTTCGTCCTGCATGTCAGTTGCCCTCCTGCAGGCCGGCGCTGTCGCTGATGCGTGCCCAGGCGCGCTCGATCAGGGCGGCGGTCAGCGGGCCTTCGTGGCCCTCGCCGGCGGCCAGCATGTGCGCCTGGCGCAGGCATTTCCCGAGCACGCGCAGCGCGCCCGGCTTGCGCCCGATCGCGCGGCACAGGCGGCGCAGCGGCACCTCCGTCACGCCCCAGGCATCCAGCAGCGCGTCGATATCGGCGGCCAGCGGCACGCTGCGGCGGGTGCGGGTGCCGATGCGGCTGAAAAGCTGGGCGTATTCGGGGGTGCGGCCCTTCCCCTCCAGACGGCTCTGCACCGTCTCGTTGCCCAGCAGCGCCACGCCGATCCCGCCCAGGTCGTGCAGCGTGCGCAGCACCTCCAGCGCCTTGTTCTGCAGGTGCTGGGCCTCGTCCACGATCAGCAGCCCGCCGCTGCCGATCACCCGGCGCACCGCGGCCGAGGAGCGCCGGCTGGTGGAGCGCTCCTGCACGCCCAGCACGCCCAGCAGCTCTTCCAGCATCGGCCCCATCCCGGCCTGCGTCGGGCAGATGGTCAGCAGCCAGACATTCGGCGCGGTGCGCTGATACTCGCGCGCGGCGGTGGTTTTGCCCACGCCGGCGCCACCGGTGATCAGCACCAGGTCCGGCGCGGTCTGCGCGTATTCCAGCGTGGCGACGAAGCTGGCCGCCGTCGGCGTGGGGATGTAGCCCGGCTGGGCGCGCAGCACGCCGCGGGTGCGGCGCTGGGCGGAGCGGCTGTCCAGCCAGGTCTGCATCTTGCCCGCCACCAGATCCACCCGGCCGGCATAGGTGCCGCCGAGCCAGGGCGTCAGCGTGCCGTATGCCACGCCCGCCAGCCGCGCCACTTCGGTGAGCGGCAGGCCCTCGGCGGTGGCCAGGGCGCGGACGGCGGCGCGCACCGCATCCACATCCACCGGCGCTTCGGTCTTGTCGTCGATCGTGTCGCCCATGTAGCTTGTCCCTTCTTGCGTTGCGTGCCTGCGGCCCCGGCGTTCCCGCGCCGGGGCCGCTTCGTTTCGGTCAGTCGTCGTCCTGGGCCAGGTCGCTGGGGACCAGGCGCAGGCGGGCCACCGCGGCGGTGAAGGCGCGCTCATCGGCGGGCTGTTCATCGGCGCGGGGTTTCGGCAGCGCCCCGCCAAAGGACGCGCGGATCACGCGCGGCGCCGGCGGGGGCGCGGGTTCGGCCGGTTCGGGCAGCAGGGCCGCGACATCGGCGATCGAGAGGGTCTTTTCCGCATCCAGCTGCATCTTCACGCCGCGCATCAGGGCGGTGCGCGCCTGTACGTGGCGGCGGGCGGCGGCGGCGTCGTGGAAGCCCTCGGCCTCGATGCAGGGCGCCTCGCACAGATAGGCGCCGTCGGCGCGATAGACGTGCAGCGGGGCGTGCAGCAGGTCCGGATCGAAGCGCACCGTGACCCGCTGTCCGCGATGCTGGTGCAGCAGCGGATCGAAATAGCGGTTGCCGAGCAGGGCGATACTGCCGTCCGTCCGGTTGACCAGCACTCGCTCGCCGGCCAGCAGCCACAGCCGGCGCTGCTGCGGGCTGGCGCGGCGGATCAGGGCGGCCTGATAGCTGGCTTCGAACACCGCATCGAAGCTGCGCCCGCCACAGATGCCGCCGGTGCGCCCGGCGCGGGCATTGTGCGCGATGATGCCGCGGCCGATCGTGGCGATGAACAGGTCCAGCGGGACCGCCGATTTGCCGTAATTCTCCGGCTTGGCGTCCGGCTTGTTGCCGACATACGCCCCGGCGAAGGCCGGGTGCTTGGCGAGGTCGCCGGCCATGTCGCGGAAGGCGCGCTCGATCGGTTTGGCCTGGCCGTGATAGGGCGTGGCCCAATGCACGGTGATGCCCAGCTCCACCAGCACGCCTAGCGGCTCTTCGGCCTTCACCTTGAAGCGGAAGCGGGTGGGGGTGCCGCCGGCGATCCACTTGCTGGCGAAGGTGCGGGAATTGTCCAGCACGATGGCGTCGGGGATGCCCCACTGCTCCACCAGGTCGCCGACGCAGAGGCGAAACGTCTCTTTGTTCTCGCTGCGGTCCACGCGCCAGCTCAGCACCTTGCCGCTGAACACGTCCTGGATCGCCAGCATCACCGGCCGGCCGATCGTGCCATCCGGCCAGCGGACGAAAACGTCCCATTTATGGCCGTCCGCGTTGACCACCTGCAGCGCGTGCAGGGCGGCGCGGGAGCGTTCCTGTGCGGGGACCATGCGCTTCAGCGCCTCCCGCCCCTGGCGCGCCAGCACGCGCACGGCCTCGGGCAGCGCCAGCAGGCGGCGTTCCAGCGTGCGCCCGGCCGGGATCGTCCAGCCATGCACCGCGCCGGCTTCCTGGATGCGGCGATAGCAGGCCGCGAAGCTGGGCTGTTCCGGGCGCAGCCAGTCGGCCTTCAGCATCTCCCACGCCTCGGGCGCGCATTCCGCCCCGTCCCCCGCGCGGCCGGCATGGCGGGGGGCGAGCTGCGGCAGCCAATCGGCGCGCGGCACGCTGCGCACCAGCTTGGTCCAGTTGTAGATCGAGGACAGGGCGACGCCGCGCAGGCGGGCCACCTCGGCGGCCGCGGTGACGCGGGCCACGCCCTCGGCCACCAGCGCGTCGATGGCGTCCAGTGCGGCCAGCCGCTCCCGCGCCACATCCTGCTGATGGCCGGGCAGCCGCTCGAAATACGCCCAGGCCGCGTCGCGCTTCGCATCGGCCGCCGGGCCGGGGGCATCGGTGCCGGCGCGCGCGCGCAGGGCCAGCGCCGCCTGGGCCGGGAAGGGCAGCGCCGAAACGTGGAACTCCACCCCGCCGCCCCGCCCGGCCCGCGGGCGCCAGGCGGTGTTACGCCACTCCTCGCGCAGCCACTGGCCGGACTCGGCCATCGCCTCCACCCCCTGCCGGGTGGCGGGCATCGACGGCAGGGCGAGGGCCGCGAGTTCCGCCGCGCTGTGCCACTCGCGCATCACAGCACCCCGTCGCGCCGGGCGCGCTGGCGCAGGTTGGCGGCGCGGCGGCGCACCTCGTCCTCATGCTCGCGCACGCTGGCCAGCTCGATCAGCGGCAGATAGCGGCGCTCGATCACCGACCAGCCCAGCGGCTCCGCCAGCAGCTCCAGCAGGCGGCGATCGCCGGTGGCGTGCAGCAGGGCCACGAAGCGGCTGAGCGGGATCGCGTGGTCCTCCCGCGCCTGGCTGGCGTAGGCGTCGAGCATGGATTTCGAGACGCGCTGGCCCAGGTATTCGCTCATCCGCTCGGCCACCTGGGCGCGGTCGGTGCCGGCCTCGGCTGCGGTCCGCAGCACCTCGGCGATCGCGCGGGCGATCAGCGCCGGCAGGGTGGCGGCGCGCACGCGCGCATCCTCGAACCGCGCCACCGGGGCCGGCGGCTCCCATTCCAGCAGGTTCATCTGACCGGCGGGGGGCGCGGTGCGGGGCGGCATCAGGCGGCGTCCCCTTCGGCGCGCGACAGCTTCTGACGGCGCAGGAATTCTCCGCGGGCACGCGCCCCGGCCTTGCGCCAGGCGGCCTCCAGCCGGGCCAGTTCGCCTTCCCAAGCCGCGCGGGGCGGGCGGGCTTCGGCGAGTGCTGCGGCCACCTGGCGCGGGCCGCCCTCGGCCAACAGGCGGGCGATGGCGCGGCGCTGGTTGTCGTGCGTGAGGCGGGCCAGCGCCTCCAGCTGGCTGCCGCTGCGGGACAGCCAGGTGCCGGCGATCGATTTGCGCACATCCTCGGCGAGGCTTTCGGCCACCTGCACCGCGCGCTGCACCGTGCGCGCCGACAGGCCGAATTTTTCGCGCGCAACCTGCGAAAATCGTTCGGCAATTTTCAAGTCGCCAAGCTTGGCGGCTTGATCCCCGCGCTTGCCCCGGCGGGTGCCGCCGTGGCCGGCTTCGGGGTGCAGCGCCAGCCACAGGCGCTGATGCTCGGCGACGAACACGGCGCGATCGAGCGGGGTCAGCTCGTGGCGGATCAGGTTTTCCTCGACTTCGGCCAGTTCGGCTTCCAGGTCCGACACGTCGCGCAGGATCGCCGCGATGCTGGGCCAGCCGAGCTTCATCGCCGCGGCCAGGCGGTGCGCGCCGGCGATCAGCGTGTGGTCGCCGCGCTCATCCGGCGCGCGGAGCTGGATCGGGGTTTCCTGGCCAGAGGCGGCCATGCGCTCGGCCAGCAGATCGACCCAGTCGGCATCGACGGGGCGCAGGCGGTGGCCGACGAAGATGCGGTCCAGCGGGACCTGGGCGATTTCCATGTTCATGCCGCCACCCCGATTTGACAGTCACGCGCGGCCGGGCGGCCGGCAGTGTTGCGGCGGCCGGGCGAGGCGCCGCGACGACGCGGGGAGCCGTCGGCCAGGTAGCGGGAGGGCCAGATGATGCGGGGGTCGGTTTCGAGGGCGGCGGCGATGATCGCCTGCACGCGGGCGGCGGGGCGGCGCAGGACGGTGCTGACGGTGGCGGGGTGCAGGCCGTGGGACACGGACAGGCCGCTGAGCGTGAAGCCGCCCATGCGCAGCCGGGCCTTGATGGTTTCGGGGTGCCAGTCGGGGGTTGGGGGCGGCATCGGGCTTCCGTCTTCGTTCAAGAACTTGAACGTATGCAACTTATCGGGCGATTGCCAGCCACAAAATCACTTGCATGTTCAGAATTCGGAATTTTCGACGCATTCGTTCTATTTTTCGATGCAACCCTTTGTTTTGTCACGCTTATTTCTTGCTGCGCGTCACGCGCTGGCGCATTGAGCGTTTCATGCAGGTTCCACCACCCGACCAGCAGGCAAGTTCGAACGACGCCATCGCCCGGCGGCTGACCGCAGCGATCGACCGGGTCGGCAGTCGCGCGGCCGTGGCTCGGCTCGCTGGCGTGGCGCCGAGCACGTTGCACCTCTATGTCAATGGCGCGGAGATGAAGCTCTCGACACTCGTCGCGCTGGCCGAAGCGTGCGGTGTCAGTCCCGCCTGGCTTGTTTCGGGCGACCCGCGCGATGCGCCGGAAGGCCCGCCGCCCGTGCTATCCAAGTCACGGGCCGAAAAGGGTTTTTATGCCACCGAAGACCAAGCCCCGGCGCCGCGCGCGCCGTCGATCGACCCCGATATCCTGGCCCAGGCGATGCAGATCGTGGAGGCGATCGCGGCCACCAGCCAGCCGCCGATGCCCCTGCTGGTGCGCGCCCGGCGGATCGCCGTCGCCTATGACCAGCTGACGCTGCCGGATGCGGCGCTCGACCCGCTGCCGCCTTACGTGCCGCGCGGGAAGCCATGAAAGACCGTCTAAGAGGGGTCTCAACGGCTGCTAAGCCGCGCCGCGCCTTTCCAAATTCCAGTGTCGAAACCCCGCCCGCGCGCCCCGTTTTCCAGAACCTGCGCCCCGCGCCCCGATGCCGCTAACCCCTTGCCCGTCCCACCACATCCCCGCCGATCCCGCCCGATCCCGGTTTCCAATATCTAGTGTCGGGTTACACTGATGGTTGAGGTGGTGGCAACGGGGTTGGGGGCATGCCCCCAACCCCGTTGGCCGGCGATCTCG